TTGGTATATACAATTTTACATAGCAAAAGCGAGTTGTAAATGTCCGACTTATGCAAAACAATCAATGCTTACCAATGTCAATTTCTAAACCGTCTTAATTTAGACGGGCTATGAATAATATAGGTTAGTATTATCTGCCTCTTACTGCTTGTAGTGGACGAATAGACAGTACAGCCGGAGGTTGCCAGCGTAAATGTCCAACCGTCATCCATCGTAACATCCGTAATGCCGTTGAAGATGTGGATTTCGGAAGTGATACTGCTAAGACCGATTGTCGCCACACCGTCATACGTACACGGCACGGATGCGTTCTCATTACTGAGGTCGATGCGGAACACGTTTTGACCGTCTGTGCCCTTCGAGCCTTTGACCGCTGCGATGTGCGGAGTTGTCACCGTTTCCTCCTTCACGCTCACGCCGTCACTGTTGATGTAAGAGCGTGTGATGATTTCAACTTGCCATAGGTAAGGGAAAGTATCGGTGGGCGTTAGTGGTGAAGATTGCCAATTTGCACGAACATAACCCGCATCTGTTTCGTATTGTGCCACATCCGCCTTGTTTTGGCATTGATATAATGGAGAATTAACACCGTCAGAAGACAAGTCATAATACGCCGCCATGCCTTCATAGCTGCCACCATCCTTACCATCTTTGCCATCTTTACCGTCCTTACCGTCTGTGCCATTCTTAGCGGCACGGCGTACTACGGTGTGACCTTGTGCGCTTGCTGTCATACTCCAATCTTACTAAGTTCGTCTTTAACCCATGCGATAAATTCATCATGCTCGCGCACTTCCGCATCGTCGGGATTGTCGCGGTACTTGCGAGCGAGCGAAGCGGTGAATGATGCCACCTCCATTGCTGAGCGTAGCTGATACGCCTCCATTTCGGCAGCATTGATTGCCGCATCGCGTGACAGCGGTTTCTGTACGCGGATGGCGAACGCACGTGTTACGATATGCTCCTGCGGTTCTTTCTCCAAGCCTTCCGGCTGCGGCTCTATCTGCGTATAGTCGTAGTGGTCTACATAGAGCGTTACGTGTGTACCCTCATCAACAGCCACTAAGCGACCATTGCGCCATGTAGTTAATTCACGCATCCCGTCCTCGCTTTCATCCGTAGGGACGATAATATGATTTACGTCTTTCATTATTCGATGTATTTAAGTTGATTTGTACTGTTAGCGTATATGAAGCCGCAACTCTGCTCGATGCGGCAGTGTGTGATAGGAAGTATCTGCTCACGGCTGTAAGCCTGCTCGCATAGTGCGTGCCAATCTATCATTGCCGAATAGTTGCCATGATATTCACGCGCAACTTCACGCCCCGTGGGCTTACCGTCTTTGTCCAACTCAGGGAAGCCGATAAGGCATTTCAGCCAATTGAAGTTACCTTTGGCATCGCGGCGAAGCTCGTAGTCGTAGATTGTAAACTCCTGACCGCTCTCCGCCAACTCCTTGGGCGTGATAGTTTCCGCATCGAGTCGGCGGTCTATGCGTATCTTCTCAGTCAGTTCTCGTAAGTCCATAGACTCCTCGATTTGTTGCATCAGTCGGAACGCATCGCCGTGGCGCATCAGCCCGAAGTAGCTACCCCAATTGCGGTTGGTTGAGCGGCGTGCCTCATCGGTTGTACTGCGGCGCATCGTGGTATAGCCTTTGCCGTGGTCTGTCGCTTGGCGCAAGTCGCAACGGTGTAACACATAGCCACACACGTCTTGCGCTACACTAAGCGGCACTATTGCCACGCTCTGACGCTTGGCGCGGATGCCGAGGCGATACCACCAATAATTTTTGATACGCCATTTCAGCTCCTGCGCTGTCGCGAGGCCTGTCACCCCGACAAAAACATTATCGGCATAGCGCACCGCCGCGCCGTATTGCTCCATCATGCGGTCACATTCCCACATGATGATGTGATGCACAAGCGGCGATGTGGGCGTGCCTATCGGCAAAGTGTTCCCACTGAAACAAGTTGTAATAATATAGTCGTTTAACTCTCTCGGTACACCAATCTCCTTCAACGCCCGGCGCACAGTCTTAGGTCGAATATGGGCATAACACTGTCGTTGGTCGAGCGTAACGAGATAGCGTATATCGCGGCGGTCGTAATAGATGTGCTTCATGCGTTTCAACACCGAACGGCGGCGTGACCGTGCCGTTATTCCGCAAGTGCGCTTGCAGTTCAACCCCATGCGATTGTCCACCGCCTTGTAGTAAGGCAGCACAAGCGCAATGCACAGATGTTGCAGCACAAGCGTAGGGAAGTCAGGCACGAGTATGTCGCGCTCCTTGCGACCGCTTATATGCTTTGCGCGGTAATGTATCAGCCTGTCATAATGGTCTGTTGTTATTAGTTGGTACAGCAGCTCCACGGCGGCAGCCTTAGCCGTCAGAGCCTCGCGCTGTGTGCGTCGAAGTGCGGTTGTTGCCATAGCGATATAGTCCTCACGCAGTGCAGCCAATGCCTTGTCAGCTTTGCGTTGACGCCGCTTTGATGCGCTGTGTATCGCTTGCATAATCTGTCGCCGTGTTACTATCATACCGTATATTGTTAATAAAAAGTATTGGCAAGTGTTGAGCGTTATTGATAGCCCGAAGCCACCGCGTTTCTCCTGATGTCGGCTGTCTATGCCGAAGTCAAACGCTCGTCTTGTGATGATTTGCCTTTCCGAGGCGAGAGCATGGCGTTGTCAGTGTTAATGGCTCGAACGTTTATTACGCTCATTCGTGGAGCGAGCCAACATTGTTCCGATTCGCATTAGCCGCCGAGTTATTGCAATACACCGAACGCGGGGCGCAATTGCTGTTGTTCGCATTAATGCCGAAACGCACACCTTCCCACGTCATAGGTTCTTTCGATACACCGCGGTATCGTTTGCCGTTGCTGTCCGATGCGGTTTCAAGCAGGTACTGCGTATCTTCTTCGCCGATGAAGATTGATAGGTCAGTGCGTGTCGTTTCCCACGGGCGCAAGATGCGCACCTCGTTGCCGTCAGCGTCATACAGCGGCGTGTCCATGCCGTAGTCGTTATAAAACGCTTCCGCATCATATTCGCCTGCATCGCAGTATTTACTCTGTGCCTTCGCGTCAAGATACAGAGCAACGTCACACTGTGAGCGCTGGTTCTCGGTGATGCCCACCGTTGGAGCAAACGTGCCGTCAGCATAGCGTAATAGGTTGTAGCGACATAGTTCTTTCTTGACTGCGCGACCTTCATTCTGCGACATATCAACGAGCCACACCTTATCACCCGTCAGAATAGACTTATCGCCGTACACCGCGGCGAAGTCCGGCGATGAATTGTTATCGTCAATCTGCGCAATGCAGCAACCGCGGCTCTTATAGATAAGCACATCCGTAGAGTCCTTGATCAGAGCTGCCATGTCATACGCCGCTTGTGCCTTCTCCTGCGCATCCTGCGCCGCCGCCATCGTGTCGGCATTAAGCACTTCGCCCATTGCTGCCGCCATTGTATGCGTAGATACGCGGCGCGTTTTGGCGTTGCTCTCTATGTATATCGTATCGGCGCTGCCCACTTCCGAGGCGAGTGCCACCGTTTCAAGTTGTTTTGCCATAATTCTATGTTGTTATTCGTTATTCAGTCCATGACACTTCCGCCTCCACTTCCACATCGCGCACCTTGGCTGTGCCGTCCGTGCCGGTGTAGTCTGTGTGTGTTGTCGATACCGTGATGGTGTTGCCGCTCGCTTTGGCTATCTCGTCCCACGTGTTGCCGTCACGAATGCGCATCACCCATGTGGCTCCTGTCGGCTCATACAGCTCCTCATTGCCGCCTGATGCGGGTATGCGGTACAGCGTTGCCGTTACCTTGACGCTGTTGCCCGCCGACACTTCACCGCCCGATGTTGTCAGCTTAACGAAATACTCGTCATCGGTATCCTGCACACGCACGGCATGATTCGCTACATAGGTGGTATCAGTGGAGTGGAGCTTGAACCGCGCTATAAATATCTGCTCACCGTCAACATCATCGCATCCCACCGTTAAGGCATCAGACCCGGATACATTGGTTTTAAATTCGTCCTCATCCTTGTACCAGTCCACGTAATAGTCCGTTACCGGTCCACCGGCAAGATACAGCATCGTTTTGAGCGTGATTTCGTTCTCGTCCTTAGTGAGTTGCAAGCTGTCAGAATAGATGTAGCCGGTATAGGCATTACTGCCCGATGGCTGTATCAGTACGGTGATGTCCTTTGTCAATGTACTTTCCACGCCCGCAACGGATATAACCCCCGTGTAGGTCAGCGTATCACTGGCTATATTATCCTCGTCTGCAAGGTTGCCGATGATGGTCAACGCGCCTGTCGTTCCGTTGAGGCTAAATTTCGACTTAACGGAGCTGTCTGTCACATCTATGCCGTTATAAAGCCATGTATGTTTTAGTGTGGTGACACTGTTGCCACGTGCCGAGCGGAATGTAGGCGTGATGGTTGGACGGTTCTCTGCTACCGACCAATCAGGTTTGGGCGTGTTACTGTCCGAGATTAATGCCTGATACAGCGGTTTGTCCGGCACAAGCGACAGAAATACCGTGTCGCCGTTGCGCAGTCGCTTTACTACGACCGAACCTTGTGCTGATGCGTTCATTTAAAGCCTCCTTTCCCTATTAGTTCAATCGCCTCTTCATGGCTCAATATTGTTGCGTCGAGCGTTGCCACACGCTGCGCAAGGTCGCCCGACAGCGATGTGCCGAACGCCACCTCTTTCTCGTTGAGCAGCATTTCGGTGTCACTGCAGCGGTGCGTAATGTCCGTGTAGCCCGCCGCCAATGCTTTTTCTTTGTTCGCTAAAATATACTTCATGTTATGCTGTATTAGTCGTTGATTATATACGTTTCCTCGCCATCGGTGTACTCCTCGCCGTCTGCCGTTACAGCTATCTCTGAAGCCGGCTTATAGTCCGCTTCCACGTAGGTCTCAAGATAGTCGTCTTCGCTGTCAGTCAGTTGCGTCTCGTCAATGTCATAAGTGATTTTGCCATCGCGAGCATCCGCCAACTTGTTTGTCAACTTTATTGCCTTCGCCGCCTTCGTATCGGCGAACCAATTGAAGTTAAACAGCCGTTCCGGATAGCTCACCACCTGACCGTTGGCACGTACCACAAGGCGGTCGGACCGCTCCGTGTCGCCCTCTTGTATTGATGTGCCGTTCATCGTGTCTATGGTGATGCGCGGATAGCGGCGGCGCACCGCGAAGTGTGTGCGTGCATACTCCTCCGTCTTGTCCGTTGACATACACACCACCACGTAGGTCTGACGGTTGATAGGTCGTGCATCAAACGTGATTGCATAGCCCTCTATGATTGTGCGGCTGATGCCCGTAGTTACCGAGAATGTGCCATCGGGAACAGTCGCCGCCTCTGATGGCTTAACTGCCGTAACATCTTCGGCTCGCATCACCACGATTGTATAATCTGCCGGGCTAACCGCTGTCTTGCCCTTGTAGAGCATCACCGTTAGTGTGCGCTTGTACGTGTCGCAGCGCTGCGTCAGTTCATGGCGTTGCAGGTTATATATCACCCTCGAAATATAGCCGTTATTGTACTTGTACTCCAGCAGCGCCAACTTGTCGGCAAACGGGTCATATATTATCGTTGCACTGTCGTCAAGCGATGCCGCATACAAGTCATCTGCCTTGTCCGTGGTCGTCAGCACTACCGGCTCGCTTGTTATCGTGTGGTTGATGAGCAATCGGCTATCGGTGTAGACCGCCGTGAAGTATATCGACAACGGCGAGGCTGAGCTGACGTTACTCGAGATTACCAACGAATTTATCATCATGCTTATCCTGCCGCCGTTGAGTGCCATGCTCATACTGTCTTTATTCAGTACGGTCTCTTGCTTACCGAGCAGCACGTGCCACTCTATGTTTGATAGTTTGGTCGATACGCCCACCGCCGTATAATAGCCGCTGCCGTCACCTGTGTCAACCCATTTGCCTATCGAGCCGTCCGTGGCTGATACGTACACCTTCGGCGTGAGATAGGTCGATGTCAGTGCGCGGTCAGGTTCGTATTGCGCTTCTTCGGCGTTGTACACCTGCGCAAGCGGCGAGCCGCCAACCTCAATCGACACCGCTATGTTCAGCGGCGCATAATCGCGCCTTACTCTATGTCTGTTTGTCTGCATATCTTAGATGTCTAATGTCGTTTCTATCTCCGTGTTATCATCGAGCGTTGCCGTGAATGTGAACACTGTCGTGGTATTGCTCAGGTCGTCCCACTCAATCATAAATGCCTTGTTGCCGTCAGCGTCAAGTCCCGATGAGTTGAATGCCTTCACGCGCTCGTTGGTCGTGTTCCACGTATAATCATCATTACTATTATCGCCTTCGCGCACAACCTTCCATGCTGTCACCCGACTGTTCACATTCTTGAAGCCGAGCCTTGCCGTTAGATACACCGTCAGTTCCTCGCCGTATGCCATATCCGTATAGCCGCTTGTCGATAGCTCCAAGTTGAAGTATTCCGCATCCAAGAACTCCATCGCCCCCGTGAAGTAGAGATTGTTGATGAATACGCTGTACCCACTCAACGCCTTGCCGCCTATCGTCAGACCATCAAGATAGCCGAACTGTGCCGCAACATTCTTCTCGCCATACTTCCAGCTATTAACGCCGCGCAGATAGCGCGTGTAGCGGCGTGTGCGATACACCGAAGCTTGGCGTGTCTCGTCCGTGAAGCTGCCATAGCTCACTATCGTCATCGACTCCGCAGGGTGATACGCCTTTGTCCATCCGTCATCAGTGCCGCGCAGCGCATACTCGAAGCGCGAATTGTCCGACTCGTCAAGTATCTTGGTCACGCGGAAGTACACAGTATAGAAGCCCTTGAATGTGCGGTCGCCCATGTCGTCAACGTCCTCTGTGGCATTCATCTCGCCCGTGCCGAAGTCGTGGAACACGCCCATGCAGATGTCACCCTCGGCAAACGTGCCGACTTCGCCCGACTCCAAGCGCAGAGTGATGATGCCCACCATGTCGCCGGCATCTATGATATTACCGCCCTCATCTTCCTGCTTGCAAGGCAACACCTCAGCTATTACACCGCTGCCCGGTGCATTCCATTCGTCACCCGACTCCACGGTCACGCGGTTATAGCGCAGTTCCGGCACGGTCAACATCTTGCGCAGCGTCAGCGAATCCGCCGTCATTCCGTCACTTGAAATCGCTGTACCATAGCCGCTCATGCCGTCTGCGTACTCTTTTGAGCGCACAGTTCCGTCAAATATTACGTCACTTGCCTTAACCGCACCCTCCGGGGTAATTCCATGCTCACCGCTGCCAACCGCCAACCCCTGAAGGAAGCGTATAAACCCCGCCGCCGTGTCATCCTTCGTCTTGCTCAGGAACAAATCACGCAAACTATCCACCAGTCCATCCATGTCGCTCAGCATCCCCGCCTCATCGGCATACCCGGCTTTAATCTTAGATAGCACCGTATCAACTGACACGGTACCGTCTTCCGCTGTGGTCTCGACAAGCGATGATATGAGCAGATACAAGTCTTGGCCGCTCAGGCTGTCGAGCAGTGCCTTGTTGCTGTGCGTATGACCGTCACCCGAGACTGATGGCGTTGAGGTACTGCCTGAAGCGGATGAAATAACAGTAACCGCGCCACCACCTGAAGATGTGCCGTTACGCAACGAATTTCGCGGTGTCGCTGTCTTGCGCAGCGTTTGTGTATAGAAGTTCTTACTCATAGACTATGCCTTCATATTCTTCGGGGGTGAGTTCGCTCGCTTTGATTTCCGACGTGCATTCCCGAAGGCTTTGTATCTCCGACAAAAGAATAAACTTGGTACCATCCATGGCATCATCACTTACCGGTGTGAAGCTTGGCAAAAGTTGAGCCGTACCTGATAGCACAGCATGGCGCGTTGCATACTGGCTGTATATAGTGCCTATCAGTAACCGTTCGAGCGTGCTGCTATAATCGCCACGCCTGAACAGCGGCAGCGTGTTGTTGTCCGTTTGGCGAAGTTGCCCGCGAGCAGTAGGCAGGAATACAGAACCCGCGCCGACCGTTAGGTCAAGGTCATAATCATCTTTAGCGTTGGCATCGAGATAAGCCGACTCTACAACATCACCGGTCTCTGTATCGGTCAGGTCCGAACCATTGCTTCGCACAAGCGAAATCTCAGGATCTTTGAAGAGCAGCCAGCGGTAACGCTCGTTGGCATCATCGCTGTCGTCCTTGCTCGCAACGCGGTCATCGACCCCTGCGGCAACTTGCAACTCGAGCCACCCCGAAGCATAAGGCACATTGATGAATTGACCGTCACCGCGTCCTTTGACGGCGGCTGTGAAGTCTGCGGTATATTCATTCCCGACCGCTTGCTTATTAGTTATCCAGCCTGACGAGATAGGCGTTGAACCCTTGCTGCGGTCAGACCAGTCATAGTAAGCCAAATACATCTCATCGAAGCCACAATCACCGTCAACCCAGCGACCACATGTCACCGTTGGCTTGGCGTACTTGATATTGTTGCTGTCAAAAATATCAGCATTGCGATAGTGACATATAACTTTGCCGTCTTGATCTTTAAGTACGAGGCGACAACGCACGTAATAGAATTGATTCTTCTTTTTGATATAATCCATTACAGCCTTGTGGTTATATTCATCACAATCTTCGAATGGATTATACAACGGAGACAAAAGCATACTCAGTTTTACGCGCAACATGGTAGAACAATCGTAATCACCGTATCGCGAGATATAGCCGCCTTTGACCGTCAAGAGCGCCGTATGGTTGCAGCTGCCGTCAAGCTCTCTATCGAGAAACTTGCCTGTCGTGCTGCCGTCAACCGAGTAGAAGACATCAGTCAACCCTTTATTGTTGTAATAGTTGTTAGATCGTATCGCACAAGCTACGCCGACATCCTCCGTGCCGTCATAGATGGATGTTATCTTGAATATCTTGCCGGCAGTCGTTAAGTTTGCATTATAAGATGCACTATTGTCTGCCAATTCTACCTTAAAGCCGTTAGTGCCATCATTAGCCGCAGCCACGCGCCAGATGCCCGACTTCGACACATTGGCAGCAGTCAGCTTCACGTCATCGTAATCAATAGAGCCATCAATCAGTTTCTCTTGGACGTATGGCGATAGAGTAACTTTGACGTGGTTATATACGCTGTCAACGCCCAATGTTTGGTCATCGCTGTCCCAAGCAATAGCTGTTGCCTCCGTATTGTATAGGGCATTGAGGTCGTGGAGATATAGTTGTCCCGCCTTTTGTATGATGCGCAGCCCGAACGGTTGAAGCACCGCCTCAAGCACTTCGCGCATAGTCATAGCCTCACCGTCCTCATCATAGAAGTTATCAGTGTCCACCATGAGGTAATTCAGCGGGTCATAGCTTTGTTCGCTCGTTAGAGTAGTACAAACGGTTGACATCGACTGTTGCAATTCGGAAAAACCGCATGAGCTAAGACAGTGTTTAATAATGCTCATAACAGTCATGTGCTTATTGACGGCATTCCAGCCTTTGCGCTCAAGTACACCGAAATCGGAGAACGTCAGCGTAACGTCATAGTTGGCTTCCGTGCTGTACGGTTCTTCGTATTGTTCGGGATCGAGCCAGCCACGCCAGTATAGCGCACCATCGCGTTTCACGGTAATAACCACCGCGCCTGCTGTCGTAGTGTAGAGGTCGATAAATTGGCGGTCGCTCATGCTCTCAACCTTCAGCGTGAGCATCGAGCCTTGAACCGGGGCGAGTTTGTCCTGCTCGTCCCATTCAATCATGACCGGTTCATCAGCTGGAAATATCAACTCAGTGTTGCCCGACTCGGTGCTCTCAGTGTTGGCTATTTGTATCCAATACACCGTATCATCAAGGGCAACAAGCGAGCCTGTATATGTATGTGTAGCCATAATTACATTCGTTCTTTAATATTAGCCTCGCCTTGGTAAACAGCCACCAAATCGCGACCTCTAAGTTTGAATACGAAGTTCTTCACATCGAGACCACCGGCGGGCTGCAACAAAGTGCGCAACTTATCGAGCGGAGCAACGACCTCGGGGTTGCGCGATGCTCCCGGATATTCACCCATAATGCCGAGCGTTGGGCCTGAGATGATGCCACCTTTGGCAAACGGCATTGCACCGATAGCCTCTACAACAGCAGCAGCCGAGGCGGCAAAGCCTGAAGCTATGCCGAAGCCCGCAAATGGGATGTAAGCGTGAGCTGCCATGTATTGAGCGGCAGCCAACTCTACGAAGCTGGCTGTAGCTGTTTTGTTGGCGGCAGTGGTGGCAACCATGGCGGCGGCATTAGTTGTAGCTGCCGCTGTATTCTCGCCGGCTGCCGCTGCTGCCGTACCCTCAGCCACGCCTTCAGCTACCTTCTTGGCTGTAAATATGCCTGTAATCTTTGATAATTTGTCAACTATACCGACAAGGTTGCCAATACCTTCTGAGATGCTGATGAACGTGTCAACCAGAGATATAATCTTCTCCCAAGCCGTGCCATCGCCTTTCAACGTCTCATTAAGGCTGATGATACCGTTGCCGATGGTCTTAACACCACTGTAGGCATCTTTGAGCGCATCGCCTGTGTTATAAGCCTGTTTCGCCCAACCTTTGTAAGTCTTAATCAACTTTTCAATGCGCACACGGTCATCATCAGATACCGGGTTTTCCGTGTCGTTGAGTGCCTTTTGCAACTCTTTAATTTTACTTAATAGTTCATCGAAACCGATGTCACGTATTTTAATCTTCAGCTCCTTGCCTGACAACTTATTCATGTCGTCAATCTCGCGCTGCTTATCAAACAACGTGATGCCGCGCTGCAATGCGGTCTTCTTAGCTTCAAGCTTATTGATTACCTTTTGTGTGTTGGTAATCTCCTCAGCCGACTGTTTCTCTTGCAAGGCTTGGTAATAGCTTACAGCATTGCTCAGCTCTCGTACAGTATTAAGCTGGCTAATATCCTTCGGCGCGGTCAGGCTCTCCTCGTAGTCCTCCCATGTGCGTTGCAGGTCGAGCAGAACATTCTTCTCTTTGATGAGCGCAGCACGGTCAGCCAAAGTCGCTTTACTCAGCTTGTCGCTGACACGAGATATAGCCTTTTCAAGGTCTTCTGATGTTTTGATGTCCTCAACATTCAGCACCGGTTCTGCGGCAGCTTCGAACTCATCGCGCTGCCGTTGCACATCTTTGATGCTTTGTTTGAGCTTGACGTATTCCTCTGCGGTCGCTGTTACAGCTGCGGAATTTAGAAATGAGAGCCAAGCATCGTAATCAGAGAGGTTCTTCATCTCCTTGGGAAGTCCCATTTTTTCATGCAGCAGCTCCAACTCTTTAATATGAGCATCAATCTCATCGCGCTTTGCTTGTAGTGCTTTGGTGTGTTCTATATCGTCCTTACTTGTCTTGTTAAGCTGATTATCGTAATACTTCAGGTTATTACGGAGTGCTTCCAAGGAGTCAGCATCAGCAATAAGTTTGTCACCATTGAGCTTTTTGCTTTTAGATTTGCCGCTTGTGCCTAAACCGTATATCTTATTAAGTATGGCGAGGCGAGCCTTCTGCTTTGCAAGAAGATTAGCTTCGCGCTTAGCTTCAGCGCTTGTGCCATCACCAAGCCGTTCAACAAGAGCTTGTTGCGACTCAATGGTTTTTTTGAGTTGTTCAATTGATTGCTGCTGCCATGGGGTGTTGTTTTGATTATTCTCATTACCGTTGATGCTTGTGCGGATTTTGTCTTTCATTACCTCCGCAGATTTCATCATCCCATTATATCTTTTATCGAGTACGCTTACTTCGCTCGTTAGCGTCTTTATTTCTTTCTGCAACTGGTTGTATGCGTCCTTCTCCTTGCCTAATACTTTGGTGTAAGCACCATCCTTACCATAATGCTTTAATTCGACTTTGCCATTAGCAATCAGTTTACGCGCTGCCGCTTGTTTCTCGGCAAGCTCTTGTGCTTTTTCGCCTTTTTGTGTCGAGTATTCTCTTGCTGCCGCCTCATAACCGAGTTGTTTGGCATAATTCTTAACGTTTTCGGTTAACACCTTATACCACTCGGACGCTTTTCTGTATGTACCAAATATTCTGCCATAGCTATCATTAAGATGGTCAATTGTTGACGATGCGTCAATATTCGCATTTATCTGATACTTTAGATTGGAAATTTCGTCCTCTATTTCGGCAGTTGTGTCCGCTACCTTCGTTTTAAACCTTTCATTAATACCCGTTAGTGTACCAATTGATTTAGCTGCATCATCAGCAGACGAACGCCATCTGATGAATGCTCCCACAAGTTCAGATATAGCCCAAGCCACCCCCATTGTCAATGTTGCATACAAAGCTTTTGCGGAAATATCCAACGCACGGACACTGACAGTGGTTAAATTGGTATACTTTGTCAGTAAGCCCTCTAATCCAATCATCACTTTTAGATGAACGTTAGCCAGTTTTGTAGTTGTAGTTTGTCCAAGCATAGCAACTGTCATTGCCTTGAGTTTGGCTGTCGCGCCGGCTAATACTGTGCCAAGAGCTGCTATACCCGAAATTGCTTGCCCGGTTATTGCTATATATTGTGCATATGGTTGCAATGAAGACGCATATTGACCAATCAGTCCGGTTAAGGCTGACATTTGATTTTTAATCCTTTGTGTCGCTGCCTCAGATGTTGAGTTCATTTGATCAAAAGCTCCATCTATAGTCCCGGCAGAATTAGACATCTCTTCAACATTGCTTTTGAATTTGTCTGCTAATTCTCCGGTTATAGGAATAAGACCGCGAATAGCGCGACTTGAACCAAAGAGTGTGCTGTATATCTCCGTATCGAGTTGCCCGGTTTGTTCGGCGTAGCGTTTGACATCAGATGTTAATTGTTCCAAGAACTGTTGCATACCGCCTGCGGCTTTTATGGCTGCGGCATTGAACTGTATGCCCATTTGGTCAGCTAACTTTGAAGCTTCGGATGTTGGCTTAATCAGAGCTGACATCACGGCTACCAATTGCGTTGCAACTTCATCGGTACTACCTGATACGCCTGTTAGCGTGGCAAATGATGCCATTAATTCATCAACACTAATGCCGAGAGTGGCGGCAGAACCGGCAACCTTCGGCAATGCTCCGGCGAGCTGCTCGAAAGATGTAACACCATTCTTGGCTGTTAGCTGTATTTTGTCTTGGATGTCTCCGGCTGCATCCCATGCCAAGCCATAGTTTTTGATGAGTGTGGATGTTACAGTAACGGTCTGGCCAAGGTCTGCAATACCGCCAACAGATGCCTTTGCCGACTTTTCGAGATAGCTAATCCAGTTATCTTCAGGCACACCGTTTGAAATGACTTGATACAAACCATTTGCCAATTGGTCTTTAGCCAAGGGTATAGTTTTGGCAAGCTCGCTGACTTGCGTTTTCAAATCTTTGAAACCTGACTCATCCTTACCTGCCATAGTGTTCACGGAACGCATGGCCTTATCATAGTCATTGTAACCTTGTGCGAGCTGCCCAATAGATGAAGATAATCCTTGAAGCGTAGATGATAACGTGGCACACGTAGCGAACGTTGATGATAGCTTATCTTTCAATCCGCTGATACTGTTTTGTACTACGATAGCATTTTTGCTCAATGATTGCAAATTGGCTGCCAAACCTGAAACGGCAGCAGCCCCCGTTACGGTTTGATTTATATTTACTTCAATAACCGAACCTGCCATGATGTTTTAAGTATTTTTATGTTAATCAATTTGTTAGCTAAGTGCGTAAGTTGTATTTTTGCAGATAAACAAATAAGTACAACCATGTTGATTCTCAGCTTTTCATCTTTCATTCACTGGGTTATAGCAAAACTCCTTATTGTGATATGCGCCATAATCGTATTCGGTATGATATATATTCTCATAGGGTCTACGATTAGCTCAAAAATACGCGACCGTTACATCGGGTTTCATTAATTAACCACTTTCGCCGCTTAGGCGACGCTTAATATCACGAAAGCGCCGGAGTTGCTCTTGTTTAGAGAGTGCCGGCGCTTTCGCTTTATTTGTGCGCCCATCCCACGGTAGTGGTAGAAGTTGCTTGGGCGTTACCTTCTTAGAGAGGTGTGGCTGTACAATGATGGTTGCCATGATACGTGCGCGTTCCCATTGGTCACGCATAGCGTAGTCATTAGCCTCGTTCCATTTTGAGAATATTGCAGCGATTTCATCAGGCGTACAAGCATCAAAATCATCAATGCTCATGCCCACTTGTCCGACTGCAACACCTAACAGTTCGTTAACTGTCAGCTTTTTTTTTCAGAGCTTTCAGCATCCTGCTGACCGTCAGTGATGGATTGAGACCACTGTTGCATGGTTTCAACGGTGATGCGATCAGCGAACTCCTCATCAGAGTAGGGGAACTCCACTTTTTCGACCGCACACGCCGACACCGTGCAGTAGTACATATAATCAACCATCTTGCTTACCTCTGTTACGTTTACGTCTGAGATTTCTTGCCCTGTTGCCTTGCGGAAACGGCGCATTGCTCCCATCGTTTGGTAGCAGGGATAGTCTTTACCGTCGAGTGTGACCTTCTTCATAACTATTCAGTTGGAGCTACATAGTCAGACAAACCTTCAGGTGCGAAGACTTCGGGTTCGCCATCGTTTTCGAGGCTGATGCTGTAAGTTGCATCATCTTCAGCCGGAGAAGTCTCTTCGAGAGAAGCGATGATAAACGCCCCCTTGAGGTATGGGTCTTTACCTTCGCGCTCGATGGCTTCCACCACGATAGATTCGCCCTTCTTCCACATGGCGAGAAGAGTAGCGAAGCCGTTTTCTGTTTCATCGTCAGTGCGGAGTCCTTCCGCGCTGATGGAGATTGACAGACCGGCTACGCCTTTGTTTTTCCACTTGCCACTGCCTTTTTTTTCTTTGCCGTTTGGCTTGAAGGAGCGGTCTTTGGTCTCGGTGTTGTATGTGGTTGTGTGAGTGGACGAGTGTGCCAAGTAGTTATCGGCTACCTTAATCAACAAGTCCGAACCATTAATAAATGCCATAATTAATTGATTTTAAGTCTAAATTTAAGATTTTGGATAAACGCATCATCTTGCCAGTCTTCGCCATCAGAGCCGATGAACGCGCAGCTACGCATTTTCAAGTCTTCGCCATCGTAGCGCGACTCGTTGAGCATTCTGCGCACCGCCTCTGCCAGTTCTACGCTCTGCTGATAGGTTTCCGCAAGGCAATCAATACTGATTGTCGTTGTGTCGCTGTCTTTGGACTTAGTTATATCCGCAATCGTCTCGCTGCGGCGATAGACGATGTAAGGCAGCGTAGCCTCATCAGCTACAATCGGGAAGATGCGCGTGGTAATAGCCGTTACATCTTCATCAGCTAACAACAGTGCGCGGATAACTTCGCCGGCATGGAATGATGTCTTAGAGATAGCCATATTTTCGTGCTATTTTATCAACTTTTTGTGCGTATGTTTTCTCGATACGAGCTTTCACTTTCGGGACTTCGCTGCGCTCGGCTTGTGCGATGAAGCCTTTTGCGGCGATAATGCCCGTGTAACCTCCTTTGCGTTTCAGCAAGCGGTCAACCCTGCGGCGAGCCTTGCGATAGCGTGGGGCTGTGCCTTGGTCAAACCAGTAGAGTACGGGTTTCAGTTTGCCGAATCGGTTGCGGTACATTCCGCGGCTTGTTCCCGGTCGAGCATTGGCGGCAACGACAAACCCTGATAGGCTCTTGCGCACTTTGGCGCGGATGCCTTTCTCAAGTTGTCGTGTAACTCGTAGCGGTTGGCTGTCAGTCTTGCGAAGATTAGCCACTGCTACGCGTCTTACCTTACGAGCCTCAGTCGCCAGTGTTTGCCTTATGGCACTGCGCATCTGCCGCTTGGAGAACTGCGCGGTAAGTTTGCGCAATTGTGCTGCCGCTTCTTCCGGTGTCATGGGTTGAGGCGAGCGCAACGCAGCGTTTGGAAACCGCGCTGCTTGTTTAAGATGATGCTCTCTATCGTGAAGGTATAGCCACTGTCGTAGTCTTTCACGCGCCAATTCTCTTTGAGCTTGTGTGCGATACGGACACGGAAAGTAGCCGTATAATCGGGGAAGTGTTCGCCGACTTCTTCGCTTCGGCGACCGTCCAATTGCACGCGCTCGGCATGGATTGTGCCGACTTCGCGATACGAGGACTGTGCCGAACCGAAGCGGTCAGAACCATTCACCAGTTCGAAGACATCCAACTTTGTTCTCAGTCGTCCCGCCTTCATAGCTTGGTAAATGGCTTGAGCAGCAACTTGAATGAAGCCGGCACTACGAACATTGACGAACCGGCGACCGCTTCGCGCTGGTTGTACCAGTGAGCCGCCAATTGCATTACAGCCACTTTAAGCTCAACCGGGACACCCGAAAAAGCCTCTTCAATCTCTTCGAGTGTGCGGTGGATTTCGTGGAATACGGCATTCTCCGCAGCTTCCGCATAGGTCGTCAACAGAGTGTCGTCATCCTCAAAATCATCAGCCATTACGTGCTGCTTCAGCAGTGCTAAATCTACAATCATCGTTGCGTTGGGTTAACAATTCAACAAAGACTAATCTTCTGCGGTTACGTCTGCATCTGCTACATGAGCGAGAACAAACGCTTCTTTGCGCAAGGTCTTAGTGCCGTAGTTAGCTTCAAGAATGAAGTCAACAGCGCCCTTACGAGAGAGTGTATATGGGTCAACGGTGAAGCGGATGTCACCGAAGAGAGCCATGGGCTGCCATTTCCAGTCACCGAGGCCAACGTAACCGTCGCCGATGTAGTGGGTGGTGAATACGGGGAGACCTGCGATGTGGTCGTTCTCGCAAACCATGATGCCGCTACCTGCATCCTTCGGGGTGGCTTCGAGAATAGCCTTGGTGGCTTTAGACATTACGTATGCCATATTCTCGCCGTCAACACCGGTTGCATAGATACCGGCTTTAAGGAGATTGAACGCCTTGAATGAAGCGTCAATTTCTTTAGCTTCGAGGTTAACAAACGGACCGACAAGGTTAGTAGCCTTGTTGACCTTATCGCGGCTGAATGTCACCTTATTGAGGATGGCAACCAAAGCCTTCGGCATTACGGTGCGAATGATGGTTTCGATGATACCTTCAGTTTGCATGATGGTCTGATAGGTAACAGGGATAGCCAAGCCTACGCGGTCGTAAGATGCTTTAAGCGCTGACATCTCAATCTTGGTGTCGCTGAGTGCAACACCTTCATCTGCGATTTGAGCTTCAACAGCTTCGTAGATGGGCCATACATATTCGCCGGCAAGACCGGTGAGGAACGGCAAACCTACTTGGTGGAGGATAAGACCTTCCTCAAGCGGAGCGAGGATGTCCTGAACCTTCAACGGTACGATTTTGCCGGCTTCAACATCGTTAACCATGATGAGGTCACGGTGAAGCACAATGCTCGTTGCCACCTTGCTTTCAACGTTTTCGCGGATGATGGTCTCAGCCTCACGCATACGAGTTTCGTGATTGCGCTCAACGAGGTCTTGAGCTGAGTAAGCAGCCATGCGGGCAGACAAGTTCTGACGCTCACGGATGAGCGCTTGGAACTCTTTGTCTTCCTCGGCATTGCGTACACGACCCTCCTTCTCGCAGAGGTCTGTAATCTCATTCATGCGAGCGGTGATTTCTTGGTCGCGTTTGAAGAGATCTTTTAATTTTTTCTTGTTCATTTTTCCCTATAGTTAGAAATTAGTAAATACTTATTTTGCAGCGGCACGTGCGGCAGCTATTTGCGCACGAACGGCAGCCTCGTCAACTTGTTGCTGACGTTGTAGAGTAGCAAACCGCTCGCGAGTGTCGCACTCGGTCGAGGGGTAAGCCGGGTTCGGGGTCAATGTGAAGTCGTGTATGGACTTAATGCGGTTTACGGTGTATGTGGTGTGTATTTTGCCGTCACGAGTTTCGCTGTGACAGCTGACATAATCCTCATCCCAGTAGCGAGTGCGGAATGCGAAGCTACAGCCATCAATAACGCGAAGGTCAACCAGTTCAACAGCTTTGTCTCCATCGGCTGTGTTAGGTGCATCAAACTCAAACTTCACGCCATGGTCATCGACAACATAGCGCAATGTGCCTTCACCATTCTTAGAGCGAGCCAAAAGCAATTGGCGGTCATGGAACATCGTCATGATGATGTCGTTTTGGTCGAGCAGTTCCTTGGGTATAGCACCCGGGGCAATGACTTCATCGACAACTTCGCGCTCATCCTCGTAGAGTGGGGCGCTTGGTTCATTGAAGACTATGGCATAACCGGTGATGGTGCGGGCTTTGCCTTCCTCACCGGCCTTTTGCCTTAGTTCTAATCCACTAACAAAACGTTCTCGCTGTTCGAGAGTATTTTTATCTTTTCCCATATCCAAACTAATTTAAATCTATTCTTCCGGCTGGTCTTCTGTCGGCTCTTCCTTGGGTGGCTGCTGTTGTGCCGGCTGGCTCGTAAGCTCTTCGATGCTCTTGAGGTTAGCCGATACGAGCAATGTGTCACCGCCTTCGACTTCAGGCTTATTCTCTCGTCGGCGCTCCTCGTTAACCGTAGACAGACCCGCTCCGATTTTTTGTGACTGATACCTGATTTTGCTTTCGAGGTCGCAAGCATAGAGCTGACTGCGGTCAAACTCGAATCGGTACTTGGTCCATATATTGTTGCTGATAAGCTTGCGGCAGAACTCCGCCTCAATCTTGCGAAGCAATGGGTGTAACGTATTGCTCAAGAATGCCACATTAGCCATCTCAGCCGACTTGTAGTTGTTGCTGGTGTCATCATATACAAACGAAGGATGCACACCAAAAAAGCGGCAGATGTCGCGCACGGCAAACTTGCGTTGCTCCAAGAACTGCATATCAGCCGAGTTCATTGAGAACTGCTGGAACTTCAAATCACCGTCAATGATAGCAATGCGGTGTCCGTTGTTCATGCGCTCCTCAATCTCATCAACGTGCTTCTTGACTTCCTCGGTGTCGTATCTGCCGAGTGTTGGAGTAGTCGAAGCATCACTGATATAACCGCTGACACGTCCGCCGTTAGAGAATCGGTCAAGCGTTTCGCGGTCTCCCGTGGCTGCGATGCCGAGAGAACGAGCGGCAACAGACAGCACACTTTCGCCGGTGAAACCGTTGAACGTGTAGTTCTTCAGGTGAATAATATCATCCTCATTGTATGTGCCGCTGACGCCGTTATATTGGTCGTTAATTGTGTATGTGCATGATGAAATATCGAAGCTGCAACAGTTCGGAGCTACTAAAATTAATTCCCTATATCCCGGATTAGCCAAATCTATTATTGGGAGTATATAAGCGTTGCCTTGAAGTAAGATTTGTGCGATGGCGGAACTCCAGAAGTCGAAAGCACTCATCCCGGGGTTCGGCTGCACTTGAAGCAGATAGTTTAATCGATCCTCGGCTGGCACATAGACACCGTTGCGGAGTCTCTGATACGTGAACGGCAGACCTGCCACCATATCGCTAATAAGCTTTACGCAGCGATAGACCGCTGCCACCGCCATAGCTTGGTTTGGTGTGCGCACCACTTCACTTGTCTCAGGAACGATGACAGAATGCACGTATGGGCGACCCGTCCGCGGGCCACCCACCGTTGTCTCTGTAGAGTCACCCGAAAAAAGTGACCTGATTAAATCCTTAACAATCATTCTAAAACAAAACTTTCTATGAAAAGCATTCATAGACCCGACAACGGCGCGTATATGGTACCATATAAGGTGTAATTTAGTTATTTTTAACTATTCATATCGAGGAATAGCCTCAGTGCCATGAGCATAGTGATAACGCCATCTATCTTCATGTTCTCGCCGCGCTTCATCGGCTTGGCATTTTCGTTGTTGTCAACATCAAGCACGGCGTTGCCGAAGCAATAGAAGTTGATGGGGTTGTTGTTGATGAAGATGTGACCGGTCTTAACGCCATGTTCGAAGCTCTCCACAGGCGCGGTGAAGTTGCCGTTTGTCTGTCGCACAGGCATGACATTTCCATTAGCACCGGCAGAGCGCAACATATTAACGCACTCCTGCGATTTGTATGGGTCATAGCCAATGAGCTTGATGCGCACGTAGTCCTTTTTGCTGAAGATATACTCAGTGATTACGCGATAGTCTATCACATCACCCGGTGTGAGTATCAGGTAGCCCTTCTCAGCCCAGATGCGGTACATTCGCTCGTTGGGGTGTCCCGGCAACGCACCTTCAGGGAAGAAGTACGCCGTATGGAAGTACATCTCACGCGTCCGCTCGTAGTACATGGCGAAGCTCACAGCCGAGAAGTCACCGCTAACCGAGAGGTCAATGGCAGCCGTAGCCAACGGCGAACCCGGAAGCGTTTCAATCTCGAATGGTTTGGCGATATATTACGCGCAAGTTCTGCGCTGATCCACGACCGCCGCTCGTTTTCCGCGAAGATATTGAGCAGCTTGGTGCGGAATACCATACGATTCTCGGCAGACAGTTGAGCCTCGCCCCATGCTTGCTCATAGTAGTCAGCTTGCACAGTCACGCCCATGTGCGGCTGCACCTTTGCCCACGTATTCGGGTCATCCTCCTTATCGTCAACGTCAGGCATGAACAGCGCACCGAACACGCGGTCATTCTCCAGTTCTCCGCGTAGGACGCGCTTGATACCGTCAAGCTCTTGCGCAAACGGACCGTCAATCACCTCCGAAGCCGTGGTAATAGTGACAACCAAAGGCTCACGGCGAGCGCCCATTGAAGATGTAAGTGTATTCTTGAGGTCTGCACCGTTGCGAGTGGCTGTATTGCGAGCTTGAGAGTATTCATCCATGATGACAAGCGATGCGTTCAGACCATCTTGAGTGCGAGCATTAGAAGTCAGGCAGCTTATGCTACTATCGTGCCCGATGTCCTTGAACGTAATCACCTCGCGATTGACCTTGAAGTGCTTGCCTCGACCGTCCAAGTCAAGCATGATGTTGCGTATCTCATCGAAACAGATTTTCGCCTGCTTATAGCTGTTAGCGCCGACATAAGCCTGAGCGTTATTGTCGCCGAACAGCATATCATACACAGCCAAGGCAGCCGCCGATGTTGTCTTTGAGAACTTACGTGGCACGAATATACAAGCCGTGCGAGTTAGCCTACGTCCTTGTGAGTCGTAGAACCCGAACATATTAGCGAACTGGAAGCATTGCACCGGTGTCAATTTGTAACGGCGGCGTCCTGATGTGCCGCTGAACTTCAGAGCCTCATAGAAGCGAAAAAAGTTTTTGACTCGCCCCGGTTTCCACTCATAGTTATCGAGCAGCATGAAAAACCGTTTGACGGCGAGCAGCTCATAGAGGTTATGCGCATCGGTGTTGTCGATGACCTGAGAGATATAGGCAAGAAGGCGCGTATCGGTGCTGTCGAGTGTTGCGCGGTGGGCGTTCCACCATTCGCCGCGGTGAGCCGCTATGTACTCAACAACATCATGCTTACACTCTCGCTCTCTGTCCTTCTCCTCATCAGTCATTGTTAGAGAATTGGTTCATGAAATCGGCAAGACCATCGTTAGTGTCCTTGCGGTCTTTGGCATCGTTGTTCATGCCGAGCGCACGGAGAGCGCGTTGGCTCTGTTGCGCATAGTCCAGATACAACTTATCTTGTGGGTTAACGGTCGCACGTGCATCGCCTTCGCGTGATGTCTGTACGAGTATCGACTTGTGCGATGTGCTAAGCACTTCCTCGGCGAGCATATCCTTCTTAACGAGCAGCTGCGCTGTTATCTTAACCTGCATTGATAGCTCCTCGCTGTACTTATTCTGTGCCTTGAGCTGCTTGATAAGATAGCGCTTCTTGTTGTCAACCAGTCGCGCTACCTCCTTAGCATCGACATTGAGCATCTCGGCAACATCGAACTCGTCGGGAATTTTGACAGGTTCGGGTTCGGGCTGCTGTTTCTTGGTCTCTTGGTTGCGCTCAGTGTAGCCGCGGTTCTTGAGCTTGGTCTTACAGTAGAAGATTGTGGCGGATGTATCCCCGGCTTCAATCAAGTCGAGCAATCGCGACTCAACAAGGTCGCCCTGCTCATCCATTACGATGTCTGACTCTTCGGTAAATTCATCATCTTCCTTGCGCCAACGGTAATACGTATTGCGGCTGATGCCTACCTGAAGGCAAGCATCTCGCACGATGCCTCTTTTTTCGCGCAAGGCTTCGATAAACTCCAACTTCTTCCCGGTTATCATCCAGTCCCTTTTTTATAGTGTCACAAGTGTCACATTTTTTTGACACTTTTTAAGAAATAAGCCAAAAAGGAGAAGATTGTGGTCGTGTATATATTTTAACTTCCCCCATGGCCCAAAAAGTCGCTCGTGCGAAAACAAAGGAGGGGGGTGAGGTTTCGAGTGGGGTGGGGGTCTTTAAAAAACACCCCCGGGGTGCTTCACTCGAAAAATTTTTTCGCACGAGCTACTTCCTTTTTAGTACGTTCAATCATGTTGGCCTTGGTACCACGTCCAAGCTCCATGTGTGTCTTGATGTGGCAGTCATGGCATAGCGCCCGAAGGTTGGACGGATTGAACATCAGCTCTTCCTTCGAGCGCAAGCCAACTACAGACTCAACGGGTGTGATATGATGCACCTCGCAAGCAGGCACATACTTGTTATCTTCAAGACAGCGCTGACAGAATGGGTGCGCATTAAGTGTGTTCACTCTTAGACGCTTCCACCTGACGCTGTTAATCATCTTGATATAGTCCTTGTCTTTAGCCATATCATTTGATGGTACGTCGTGGGTGTCTTACAGGCACAGTGCCATCGGGCTGTCGCTCATGATCGCCGAAGTCGCGGAACATTCTTGCGATGACTTCGATGTCATCAGCATCCTTGCCTTGTGCTAACTGTCGAGCCTTGATGCGCTTGATATACATCAGCAGAAGGCGCATCGCACCAAGCGACAGCTGAGCCATATTCCTCAGCCTTGCCATCTTCATTACTTGACGCAGTTCTTCGTACTCTTCAGGCGAGACACTGGCATTGATACGCTTACGACGTGACATAATTGCTTTTAAGGTTGATTAATTAATCCGTTATCTTTTCCCTCTTGAAGAGACAAAGAGTCGCAACTGTTTCGGAGCATTGGCTTCGCGTTCGGCTGCCTTACGCTGCATAATGGCATTGACTCTCTCTATCTCTTTATCAATCTCAGCCTCGAACTTCTTAGCTTGATTGAGTGCAGTGATGTTGCGAGTGGCAAACCAATCTTTTTGATAGCTGCGCATCGCAACGACCTTGACATAGAACTCCTCATGTGTCATGTGCAAATGTTTAGTTAGCACAAAGATACTAAACATTTACCAACAAAGAAAGGCTAACCCGACAAAAACCTTTAAGCCATGAGCTTCAAAATCATCTTAAAGATTTAGAAAGTAAGAACTGCTTTTGAAATAGCTCTTTATTTGCCGGGTTAAGCCGTTTATCTGGAGGTCTAAATTCATCATCTGGCAGCATCTATTTCGTCGGCATAATCATTGAGCCGTTTGGCTATATCGCGCAAAGATTTGGTTAATTGTGCATACTCATCAGATGTGAATGAACGCTCTTTGTTGCATACGCTATAACCGTTAATCTTCTGAGCAAACCAACTCTGAGATTTATGGAAATACTCTTTGGCGAGCTTGGAAACATTTATCAAACCGCCAAGCTCGTTGAATGTTACCCACACAGCCTCTGATTTTACTTTCATCTGCTCTGTCCTTCTAAATGCCGGGTCAGTGAATTGTTCGTAACTAATGTTTTTATTATCCATATAATTTTGTTAAATTTGCTCCTCGTCTGTCACCCGAGGAGCTTTTGTTAAGAATTTAAGAGCTCAAATAAAAGACCTTTGATTTGATTGACGATTGGTTGATTTTTCTTATTCTCTATCATTGCAAGTAGGTCGAGGATTCGATAAATCAACCTTTTCTTTTTATTCATGTCATCTGTTACACCTCCTTTCTTGTTTGATTTCTGTACTACAAAGGTAGTAATAAATTTATTAATACGCAAATTTTCAGGCAATTATTTTTCAAAATAAATCATCTTTTTCTTGACTTTCAATTGGCGCTTATGTTGCAACACCTACATAATAGCCTATAATTATTGCAAATTGCACGATAATTGATAGTTAGTGTTACATCAATATCGCATACAACGGTTGCTAATTCTTTAGCTATATCACCTATAGCCTTAATTAGTTCAAATTCTTGTCGGTCGGGTTGGCTACCGTTATCAACATAGTAATCAGTGATGCACTTATATAACGGTATTATATAGCAACATTCGCAACGGATAAATATGTTAGTTGCTTCTTTATCGGTATTCTTATAATTCTGTAGCAACAATTTATGCCCTTGCAAACTTAACCGACATTCCATTAATATATCAAGTCTGCAACTCTTTTTTGTTGTATCTATCTCGGTTAACTTGAAGAAACTTTTTAACTCATAAAGTCTTGCGAATATTAACCCATTATCAAATATTTTGTTGCATTGCCCATTGACATCCAACTTGCATTTTTCAACCAATTTGCTAAATACAAATTCGACATAATCCGTTGGGGTGATGCTGCAACTATGTTTGTTCATCTGCTCTTTTATCAAGCTGCAAACATCATCACTATTGCCCTCGTAATTAATAAGGTCGGCAACGTTATTGTATAATTCTTGCATTGTCATATCTTGGTATTTTTCTAAAGTCCATCTTCCCGCATCTGCGGCATTTGTACACAAAGCCGGATATAACTCTGGGGCAATGCGTGTCAATTTCGGCATAGTCATGTTCACCATACCATAAGGCACACCTCAATCGTTTGTATAGTCTAATCATCTTGATTGTTACGGTAACGGATTGCGTCAAGTATCATCTTCACCTCATAGTCGATATCGCTCTCTATTGAGCCTAACCGGTCTTGGACTTCACGCAGTTCATCGATATGTCTGTTGATGTCAAGTTCTCGGTCATTCACAAGCCATGCAATGACTTCCTCAACTTTCTCGTTAGGAACGTCCAGCAGCTCATACTTGTAGGGGTTATTACATCTGTTGTATTCACCCACTCGATGTTTAATATCATCGAGTGGGTACTTTTGAGCATTGTGAATCTCCACTCTGTCAATCTTGCCGTTATTGTTGGCAAGTCTTCTTACCACGATGTGGTAGTTACAATTCGTTTGATTTTCCATTTTATAATTTTTGCTATTATGTTTTGCTATTAAAATTAATAACATTATATTTGCACCGTAAAAACGTAATGGCGCAATATGAAATACAATGAACTTAACCGATTACTTAGAAAAATCGGGTGTTATCCTGTCGCAGGCAAACAAATTGCCGGACATCCGGCGTGGTTCAGCCCAATCACCGGGCGTTACTTCCCGACAAGCAACCACGGCAGCGAAGAAGTCAAGCGAGGCACTTTGAAACACATACTGAATGACTCAGGGCTTAAGCTCTAAACTTTATACCAGACAATCATAAACTAAATAACCAATCCATAAAAGAATGAATACCGTCAAAGTTTACATTGTCCGTGAGCAGGATAGCACATATTCATGCTACATGGACGAGAAGGCTAATCTACCTTACGGCTTAGTCGGCGAAGGTGCGACTGTAGCCGAGGCGATGGCTGAATGGCATCAAGCCTACAATGACATGAAGGAACTTTTTGCACAAGAAGGCAAAGAGTTTGTTGAAGCTAACTTTTCTTTCGTCTATGATGTACCGTCTTTGCTCCTCTACTATGCCGGCAAGATAACCTATGCCGGATTAGCTAAGTTGACCGGTGTATCGGCAGCGCAGCTCTCGCAATATGCAAACGGCTATCGTTATCCATCGCCGAAAACCACGGCAAAGATACAGACCGCTCTCAATTCGTTCGGGAATGAATTGAGCCAATTGCAACTCGTTTGATTGACACTTAATCATCATCGACATGGGCATGAAATCGCAAATTCATGCCCATGTTGCTTTTTATTGTACCACGCTCCAGATGAAAAATTGATCTATGGTATCAACTTTTTTCATACTTTGTTTTTAAGAGTTTAAGTATAATAGTAATT